ACTTCACCAACTTCGTCTGTTACCTGCTGCGGGCCCAGGGCCTTGCTGACACTCCAACGAAGCAGCAGTGTGCTGTCTCTCACTGGATGCAGTGGGGCCCTAACAAGCAACTGACGATTGCCTACCGGGGCTTGGGCAAATCGCTACTGGCCAGTTACTACTGCCTGTGGCGATTGAGAATGGATTATAACGAGAAGATTCTTGTGGTGTCTGCTACATCACTCAAGGCCGCAGATTTCTCACAATTCATGCTTAAAACAATGGGGGATGTAGACATCCTTCAGTGTTTGCTTCCTGGCCCAAATAGCCGCTACAGCTCTATTGCTTTCGACGTGGGTCCGGCAACAGTTGAGCAGAGCCCATCAGTCCGAGCGTTAGGTGTTCAGGCGCAAACTACAGGTCAGCGGTGTACCTGTGCGGTACTAGATGACATTGAAGTTCTTTCTAACGTAATCACTCAATTAAAGCAGGAAAGAGTAGCTCACGCCGTTGAGGAAATCGAATCAATACTGAAGCCAGACGAAGGGCAGTTGTTGCCCCGCAAGGTGTTGTACCTGGGCACCCCTCACACCGAGACAAGCATTTACCTGCGCCTGGTCAGGGAGAGAAACTATGCGGCGCGGTATTGGCCAGCCCTGTATCCCAAGGACCTGGATCCCTACGAGAATGGGCTTTGTCCACGGATGGAGGAGGAGCTGGCGGCTGACCCTGGCCTAGCGGGGGAGCCAACCGACCCTGAGCGATTCAGTCACGAGGACATCCTGCAGCGGCAGGCGTCGATGACGAAAGCGAGTTTTGAACTCCAGTTCATGTTGAACTGCAGGCTCGCAACCTTAGACAAGTACCCCATTCGACTTGGCGACATTATTGTTCTCGACATTGACGGCTCAGCCCTGCCAGAGACTGTGGTTTGGTCGAACCAGCCTGACTGTCGCCTCAACGATCTTGTATGTGTTGGCATGGGCGGCGATAGGTTCTGGCACCGTGCAATCTTCCAGAACGGGTGGATCAGCAGGAAGGAAACTTGGCGCTGCGTCATGGCGGTTGACCCGGCAGGCAGGGGGGCCGACGAACTGGCCTGGGCGATCGTGGCTGAACTGAACGGCAACTTGTTCCTGCTGGAGTCAGGTGGCAGCACCTTGGGGTATGCGGACGAGGTGTTGATGCACCTGGCCAAGACCGCCAAGAAGTGGGAGGTGAACTACGTGGTGGCGGAGGAGAACTTCGGCGGGGGCATGTTCGCTCAGCTGCTCAAGCCCCACCTCCTACGCGAATACCCCGTCACCATCGAGGAAGTCCGCCACAGCCAGCGCAAGGAGATGCGCCTCTGCGACACGCTCGCCCCAATCATTCAGCAGCACCGCCTGGTGGTGACGAGCCGTGTGATCAAGCAGGACTACCGGATGACGGAGGAGGACCCGGAGAGTGGCTACAGCCGGTCACTGTTCTTCCAGGCCAGTCGCCTGACCCCTGAGAAGGGCTGCCTAAGTCACGATGACCGACTTGATGCCTTGGCCATCGCCTGCGCTCATTTTGTGGAAGCAGCTGCGCAGGACCAAGACCGTGCCAAGAAGGCAAGGGATGAGCAGCTGATGGCTGAGAGCTATGAGGCGTGGATGGATGAGACGGGTGCGGCAGTGGATGCCCTGGCATTGGGTTGGAGAGCCAAGCCCATGGCCAAGGCCCACGGGGGGATCAGCCGGCTTCAGATCGGGGCTTCTTGAACTCAACCACGCGATCTGCCATTGCGCTGAAGTCCAGCTTGCCCGCCAACTGACGCAGGGTGGAGCCCTCTGCAGCAGTAGCTGTCACGTTGTTGTTCTTCAGAAGCTGCATCGCTTCAGCCCGTGCTTTGCGATCACCGTTTTTGAGGTCATCCAGCACCTGTTGGATGACTTCTTCGTGCATGTCAGCCAGTAGGGCCTGAAGGTCTTGCGCCATGACTACGGGGGTGTGGAGTTGTTTCCATCCTGGCGCAACCAGATCGCATAACACCACTGGCATGTCTTGGGTTTTGGGGCTCCTCTGGGTACGATTGACCCATACGACCCCGTTATGTGAGCTACTTTCCGCCGATTGACGAGCGCCTGGTGGCTTCTTTGGCCACTCAGTTCCCGGATGTAGCACCGGATGTGTCACTGACTGATCGAGAGATCATGTTTCGCGCTGGTCAGGTGTCAGTAGTGCGCTGGTTGGCCTCAAAGCTGGAAGAGCAGCAGGAGGTGGAGTGATGTGTATGGGTGGTGGTGGTGGTGGCGGTGCAACGATCACGATGCCGGACACCTCGGCATACGACCGTCAGTTCGACCTGCAGAGAGCTGCGATTGAGCAGCAGATGAACAGCGGTACGCAGCTGATGCAGTCGCAGCTGCAGCAGGCACTGAGGTCTAAGCAGGAGGTGCTGCAGCAGAGCGCAGACGCACGGCGTGTGTTGGCGGAGAACACAAACGCCAATGCGATGCGAATGGCGCAGTTGATTGGCACGCCGCCACCGGAGAAAAGTGCCGAAGCGCCTGTAGTGGGTCGCAATCGTGGGACGGCAACAAGTAAAGGCAAGGGTGCGTTGCGTATTGAGCGCACTACTGCCAGCAGCACTGGTCAGGGTGCTGGCCTCAACATCACCTAGGAGAAGACCCATGTGCTTTGGAGGTTCTCAGCCCCAGGCCCCTCAAATCCAGTATCAGGGCCCTAGTCAGGCTGACATTGATGCCAATCAAGCGTCGCTGGATCAGTACAAGGCTCAGATGACTCAGCAGCAGTCGCTGTTCCAGTCCCAGCTGCAAACTCAGATCGACTCAGCCAACAAGGAGACCGAGCGTCTCAAGACCCAGTACGACCAAGAGGCTGGTGCGGCTGCTGCTGCTGCCGCTGCCCAGCAGACCGGCGCTTATGCCGTGACGGCAACTCAGTCGGAAGCCACCACGGCTCAGACCACAGCGGCGACACCGAAGAAGGAGAAACCCAAGAGCAACCTCAGGATCAGTCTGGCGGGTACACCGTCATCAGCTGGTTCTGGCCTGAACATCGGAGTCTGAATCATGTGCATGGCAGTAGCCCCTCCGAAGGCACCACCCAAGGCAGGGTCACCCGGCACTGAGCCGGGCAGTCTTGCCAATCCGTATGGCTTTGATTTCACCCGCATGTCGGACTACGAGTTCCAGCAAGCGCGGAATGTCTCGGGCGATCAGCTCAACCGCATGACCGTCGAAGCACAGGCACGGCGTGCGGAAGCAATTCAGAAGGAAATTGACCGCCGTGATGCCCCACGTCGTCTGGCAGAAGAGCGCCGAGCCTTGATTGCTCAGCAGCAGGCCGAAGCCGTCAAATACGAGCGGCAGATGGCGGATCAGCAGGCCCAGCAGGTGGCCCAAGTCAACGAGCTGCAGTCACAGCAGACCGAGCGCGTCGCTGGCATTCGTGCTCGCGGTGCTGCAGTCACCCAGTCCCTGCAAATCCTGGGGCAGGAGGGCTCGCAGGCTCCCACTGCAGCAATGACCAAACGGGTCAATAGCCCACAGGGAGCGCGATCAACATCCGCTTCCTTGCGGATGGGCTCAACGCGCAACAGCACTGGCACGGGCGCCAACTTCTCGGTGTAAGACATGGCTTCTGCAGAACAGCGTTACCGGACTCTGGAAGGCGACCGGAACTACTACCTAGATCGGGGGCGGGCATCAGCGCGGCTGACGATTCCGTACCTGATCCCAAGCAGCAACGAACCCACGCCTGGCAACAAGGAGTCCTACCCAGTGCCATGGAATGGCATTGGTGCTCGTGGTGTCCTCAACCTGGCCAGTCGGATGCTGCTGGCACTGCTGCCTCCTACGCAGCAGTTCTTTCGCTTCAGCCTGGACGAAGCAAAGCTGGCGCAGGAGGGCGTCACTCCTGAGCAGACATCCGGTTTTGAAGAAGCACTGAGCAAGATCGAGCGCCTGGTGCTGCGCGAGATCGAAGCCAGCAATGACCGCGTGGTGTTCCACGAGGCGTTGCTGCATCTGGTGGTGTCAGGCAATGCGCTGCTCTACATCGGCTCTGAGGGTCTGCGCGTCTACCACCTGAACCGATACGTGTGTTCCAGGGATCCAATGGGCAACCCGTTGGAGGTGGTCACATGCGAGGAGCTGGCCATTCATACGTTGCCCCAGAAGGTGCAAGACCTGCTGAAGTCGGAAGACGACGAGCTGAAGGGGATCCTTGATGACAATGACCCCACGCCCAAGAAGGAGGATCAGAAGACCGTCAAGCTCTACACCTACGTCGAGTGGAAAGGGAAGACGGTTCACTGGCATCAGGAGGTGAAGGGGAAGAAGATCCCTGGATCTGAAGGCCGCGCACCGCTTGATGTGAGCCCCTGGCTGCCGCTCCGCATGACCCGCGTGGATGGTCAGCCCTACGGGGTTGGATATGTGGAAGCTGCAGCCATTGCTGACTTGCAAACGGTGGAAGCCTTGTGTCAGGCGATTGCAGAAGGTTCACTGGCTAGCAGCAAAGTGCTGTTTCTTGTCAAACCTTCTGGTGTTACCAAGGCCGCCGACTTGGCCCGTGCGCCAAATGGTTCGTTTGTCACGGGCGATCCAAATGATGTGCTGGCGCTTCAAGTGCAAAAGAGCACTGATCTGGCTGTCGCAATGCAAGGCAAGCAACAGATCGAGGCACGCCTTAGCCAGGCTTTTATGTTGGCCGATGTGCGTGATTCTGAGCGCACTACAGCGGAAGAGGTCCGCTTACAGGCACTTCAGATCGAGAACAGTCTCGGCTCCATTTACAGCATCCTGACCACCGAGTTTCAGGTGCCGTATGTAGCTCGCAAGCTGGACATCCTGATCCGTGAAGGCAAGGTGCCAAAGATGCCGAAGGATCTGGTCAAGCCTGTCATGACCGTTGGCTTAGCGGCTGTGGGTCGAGGTAATGACCTGGAACAGCTGGTGCGGTTCACGACGACCTTGGGTCAGACCATTGGCCCCGAGGGGCTTGCGCAATACGTCAAGCCATCTGAACTTATTAAGCGGTTGGCATACTCAATGGGCATTGACACTCTTGGACTGGTGAAGTCCGAGGAAGAGCTAGCTGCTGAAGCTGAACAACAGCAACAGATGGCCATGCAACAGCAGGCCATGTCGTCACCCATGGCTGACCCGCAGAAGCTGGCAACAGCCGCTGCTACCGCTCAGCAGATGCAAATGGCTGCTGAACAACCCCCTGAAGAACAACCTGCATGACATTCACCGCCGCTAACTCACCTGACACCAGCCCCCGGCTGACGACTCCTGAAGGGATCGACGGCATCGTTGCTCCCGGTCAGGAAGGACTGCTGGAGGAGTTCATTCAAGAGCAAGAGCAGGCCCAGGAGCCTGAGCTACTGCTGGGCAAGTTCAAGTCTCAAGAAGACCTGGCCAGGGCGTATCAGGAGCTTGAGAAGAAACTGGGTCAGCCGAAGCAATCTGACCCAGAGGTGTCTCCCACACCTCAGGGTTACACAGCTGAGCAGGCTGTCGAGATCTATGGCCAGGAAGCTGTCGAGGCATTGGCTGGCAAGGGTCTCAACCTGGCTGAAGTGATGTTCCAGGCCGACAACGGCAAGGACATCAGCGAGCACTACGACACCCTGGCTGAAACGTTCAACGTTTCCCGCCAGGTGGTCGAGAACTACGTCAGCAAAGCCCAGGCCGGCAGTGCTTCGCAACAAGCCGACGCCGGACTGTCCGATTCAGACGCGGCGGAACTGAAGGCTTTGGTGGGCGGCGATCAAGGGTTCCAGGAATTGAGCACCTGGGCCGCTGGCAACTTGGATGCCAAAGAGCTGGCTAGTTACAACGCTGTGGTCGATAGCGGCAACAAGGCGGCTATCGAATGGGCGATCAAAGCCATTGCGGCCAGGCGGTCTGCGCCCGATGCAGTGGTGGAGCCCAAGCTGATTGGCGGTGGCGATGCGCCTGCTGTCAGCCGGTTTGAAAGCCAGCAGCAAGTGCTGGATGCGATGAACAAGCGGAATGATCGCGGCCAGCGTATTTATGACGTGGACGAGGCTTATCGCCAGAAGGTGCAGCAACTGCTAGCCAGATCCGACGTGTTCTAGGTAGCCTCGTTGTAGACACAAC